CAGGTGCTGGAAAACTTACAGAAATATTAGTTAACATTGGTTTACCTGGTGGTATGGCTTTCAAAGCTGCTAGTGGTATGTCTAAAGCTGCTATGCTTGCAGCCAAGAATGGTAAGTATGTAAAATTAAATAATCCTAATCTAGTTAAAGCTGCTGATGAAGCATTAGAATTAACCGCTAAAGGTAAAGGCAGACAATTTATAGCTGGCGCTTTAGGTGGTGGTTTAGCAGAAGGTGTATTCGTAGGAGATGCAGAAGACGTTGGATCATTTGGAGATTTATTAGGTGGACCAACAGCAATAGACAGGACAAATGATACGAATGCTGTTAGAGAAATATTAAATAGAGTTAAGTTTGGAACTGAAGGAGCATTATTCACAGGAGTTTTAGGTGGAGCAGGTTCTGTTATTAAAAAACTTACGAATAGAAATAAACAATTAGACGTAGCTAATTCTAAATTAGATAGATGGATTGATAAAGTAGCTGGAGCTTTCAGATCTAGAAGTGGTAAGACTCAAGAACTATTTGACCTAGAACGTCAAATGACTGGGTTAAAAGCACAAGACGTTAACGTTGCACAAAACTTATCTAGAAATTTAGAATTAAATATAGATCAAATGTTTCCTTTCTTTAGAAATATTGGAAACAAAATGGCACAAAAGGAAAGAAAAATTTTTTTAGAAGATGTTAATAAGGTTTTGTTATCTGGTGACCCTCAATTAGTAGCAGCGGGATCTAGAAGAGTTTTAAATGCAGAGGGTAAAAAATTATATGAAGCTTATAAAAAAGCATCCTTTGACCCAATATCAAAAAGAAAAAGATACAAAACAGAAGAAGAATTTTTAAACGATTTAATTGCAGGAAAATCTCAACCCATAATGGCGGTAACTGATGCAGGTCCAGTAGCAAGATCTACGTCTACCGATGGACTTTTAAATAAAACAAAATACACTACCATGACAGATGGAAGTGAAATGGTTGCTAAATTTGGGGAGATGGATGCAAAATTAATGCAAACAGTTAGAGATAAAATTGCAAAGTATGCGCCCTCAAGAGAAGCAGCCGCACGCATAGAAGAACAAATGTTCTCTAATATAAGAACAATGAGAGATAAATGGGCAGAATTATTTTCAAATCTTGGAGGCACGTTAGGTAAAAAAGAACTTGATGAGTTTAAAACATTGTTTGGTAATAAATTTAAAAATTATCTAGGTTCTAGTTATGACATATTTCAAAACACAAGTATTATTCCATGGATGAGATATAAACCAGCGGCTCAAGCAATTGAAGATGCTAAAGGGGTTTTTAAACAAAGTGCTGATGAAGCAGGTTCACCCATTACAGATTTAGAAGCAGAAGAAATCGTTGCAAACATTTTAAGACCAGAAAATATTGGACTACCAAAAGGTATGAGAATGGATCGAGCTTCTCAAATTTATTTTAAGATGCCTAAGTTTTTTGTAAATAAAACTACACTAGATGATGCCAGCCAAGCACTCGGTAGAACAGGGGAATATAGAGTTTCGGTAGAACAACTAAAACCAGAAGTCCAAGAGGTGTTTAATAGATTGTACGGTAAACAAGAGAACCCTATGCAAACTATGATAAGTGGTATGGCTAAACTTTCTATGGTTGTTAGACGTAATATATTTTACAGAGATATAATTAAAAAGAACGATGAAGTTATTAATAACTGGATGGCAGCTACAGATAAAAGATCTGTGGCACAACCTATGTTTGCTAGATCAGAAGAAGAAGCTAGATTATTTTTTGGTAATGCAGACTTTAGAAAAATACAACCTGTTGACCAGGCACAAAGACTTCAGGTATCAACAAGAGCAGCAGCAACAACTCCCTTTGGTCAAGTTGACAATACTTTTTATGCAAGGAACGGAGTAGCAGATGCTATTGAAGGAACAAGTTTTGTTAAAGGAGATAGAGGAACTGCTGGAAGATTATATGATAGTTTAGTATTGTATCCTAAAGCAGCATCACAGATTGCTAAAACAATTTTATCACCAGTCACACACTTAAGAAACTTTGTAAGTGCTGGAGCTTTCGCTGCAGCTAATGGTATTATTCCAGCTGCTGACCCTGCTGCAATTAAACAGGCATACCAAGCATTACAAACAGGATTAAAAGGAACCAGACAACAGAATGATTTATACCAGGAACTATTAGAACTTGGTGTAGTAAACTCTAACGTTAGACAAGGGGATCTAATGAAACTATTAGAGGATGTAAACTTTGGTGAGACAATGACAGCAGACAAAGGAATGAGATTATTATTAAAACCTTTATCAAAATTAAAATCTATTGGTCAAGACTTATACACGGCTGAAGATGACTTCTGGAAAATATATTCCTGGGCTATTGAAAAATCTAGAATCGAAAAAGCTTTTGAAAGATCTGGTATAGTTAGAGGACAATGGTTTAAAAGAAACGGTGTAGATATAAAACTTGATGACACGTTCTTAAAAAAAGAAGCTGCAGACATAGTTAAAAATAATATACCTAACTACGATTATGTATCTGACTTTGTTAAAGGCCTACGTAAATGGCCAATTGGAAACTTCGTATCTTTCCCGGCAGAAATAGCAAGAACAGGAACTAACATTGTCAGACGTGCACTAAGAGAAATTAATGAGACTATAACACTAGCTGATGGAACTGTTGTTAAACCATTTGAAGGTATAGGTTACACTAGATTGTTTGGCTTTGGTACTACAGTAGCAGCAGTACCTATGGCTACAGTCGCAGCGTTCCAGGCCCTATACGATGTCACAGACGAGGAAAGAGAAGCACTTAGAAGATTTGTAGCGCCTTGGTCTAAGAACTCTACAATTTTACCTATTAAACAAGAAGATGGTACATTTAAATACATAGATTTTAGTCATGCTAATGCATACGATACTTTAATTAGACCTATCCAATCAGTTATTAACGCAGTTCAAGACGGTCAAACAAATGAAGATGGTATCATGGATGATTTTTTGAAGGGGACTTTTACAGCCATGGCAGAATTTGGTCAACCATTCATCTCAGAATCTATCTGGACTGAAGCTGTATTAGATATCATAGCTAGAAAAGGAGTAACTAGAGACGGCTTCCAAGTTTATAATCGTGAAGACACTGAGGGAGATAAGGCCATGAAAATATTTGAACACTTAGTTAAAGCACAGATGCCTTTCTCTGCACCACAACTTAGAAGATTAGGAAGAACTATAGAACCTATCTCAGTTATAACTGGAGGAAAGTATGATGAGTATGGTCAAGCTTATGAATTCGGTGATGAGTTCCAAGGGCTGTTTGGTTTTAGAGCAGTAGAAATTAATCCAGATAGAACAATGAAATTTAAAGTTGCTGACTATAAACAAGGTGCTAGAGATGCAAGGTCTTTATTTACTAGAGTTACTTTAAAAGGTGGACCTATTGAACCAAGAGAAATTGTGGATGCATATCTTAATGCTAACCGTGCATTGTTTAATGTAAAGAAAACTTTAAAACAAGACATGGATGCTGCAAGATTAATAAACATATCTGAAGCAGGTATGGAAAATGCGTTAGGCGGAATTTCTAATGTAGAAATTAGTTCTATTGATGAAAATATTTTTAGACCTATGACAATCTCACCAGAAATTATAAATGCATTTGCAGAGAATGCAGCAAGAATAGGTGCTTCTGATCCTTTTGAACAAGCTGTTTCAGCACTTGATTCTTTACAGCAACAGATGGATTCTTTAAGTTTAAGTCTTCCTGAATTCCCAGTGTTCGAGAATCCTTTACTTCCAATAATGCAGGACACGCCTATCACACCTACGGCATTAAATCTACCTAATATTGACAGTCAATTAGTGTCACAACAGATGAATATGGGGAATTATAATCGCTTGACAACAGCACAGAAAATAGATTTATTATTCGGGTAAAATTAAATAAAAAATCATGCAACTATCGAAACATTTTAAACTAGAAGAATTTACTAAATCAATGACGGCAACTCGTAAAGGTATTGATAACTCACCAGGGTCCGGGGACATTAAAAACTTGGAGAACGTATGCTATGAAATACTAGAACCCGTTCGTGCACACTTTGATAAACCAATTACAATAACATCGGGCTACCGCAGTGAGGCGCTGTGTGAAGCGATCGGCAGCAAAAAGACGTCGCAACATGCAAAGGGCCAGGCGGTTGACTTCGAAATAGCAGGTGTACCTAACATTCAAACTGCATATTGGATTCAAAATAATTGTGACTTCGATCAATTGATCCTCGAGTTCTACAAAAAAGATGATCCCGCGGGAGGCTGGGTCCACGTTAGCTACAATGAGGCTGGTGCTAATAGAAAACAAGTACTTACTTACGATGGCAAAAGCTATGAGAACGGATTACCAGATATGAAATGGTCCGGCGGTAAAGTAGTAGGCTAACATTAAAATTAGAAGAAACAAAATTTTTAAAAGTAAAGGTCTTAGATCCATGCCTTTAATTCCTCTCCCATAATTTGAGACGCTATATTAACTTTTTCTTTTAAAGCTTTTACAATTCTTTCATCAACAGTTTTCTCACACATAATATCTATGTAAGTCATTGGGTATTTTTGTCCTATCCTATCTATTCTTGCTTCTGATTGTTGTCTCTTCTCAAGATCATAGCCATTAGAATAATATATCATGGTAGAGGCTGCGGTTAATGTAATACCATAACCACCTGTTTGAGTGGTACCAATAAAAAATCTGCATTCGGGATTATTCTGGAATTTTTCGATATTTTTTTGACGGTCAGTCATAGGGGTCAAACCGAAATAATCGACGAAACTATTTTCGCCAAATTTTTTCGAAATCTCCCGGATTATCCTATTAACGTCTCTTTGCCAATGGGCCCATATAACCACCTTTCCTTCTATTTCTTCTAATACGTCCATTAATTCCGGCAACCTATTTGAATCTACTTCCTGAAATGTACCATCATCTGCAGTAAAGTGGCCACACGTAATTTGTTGGAGTCTCATTAATTGAGTGAGAACCGTAGCTGTACTCATCATTTTTCCATTCATCTGGGCTAACGCTAAATGCTTCATTTGTTGATATAGTTTAACTTGATCTGGTGTTAATTGAACAGTCCTCTTTATATATGTCTTTTCTGGTAGGTCTAAGCAATCATCTTTTAAAACTCTATGTGAAAAAGGTTTAAGTTTTTCGGATAATTCAGCTAGATGCTGATAACCTACTACAACCTGAACAGATCGACCGCTAAAATTAGCAGTTTTCATAACTGCATATCTAGTTCTAAAGGTGTAATAAGAAGTATGCCCCAACAATTCTTTTTTTAAAAACTCACACTGTTTATATAAATCTAAGGGCGATTTAGTTACTGGAGAACCTGTTAATATTCTTTTATATTGGGCATATTCTCCCAAAGAACATAAATGTCTAGTTCTTTTAGCATCAGGGTTTTTAATAGTAGTAGATTCATCAATTGCCATCATAGTTCTATGACAACGTAAAAATCTGGCTGCAAACTCTACACCTTTTTTAGTAGAAAAAGCTTCTACATTCATAATTAAAACATGTAGGTCTTCTCCTGGTTGAAATAGTGTGTCTAATTCTTTTTGTTGTTTTTTATTTATTAGGGATTGCCACAATACATCAATATATTCTACATGATCAGGCATATGAGCTGGTAATTCTTGTTCATACCAAGTTTTAACAACACCTTTAGGTGCCACAATTAGAACACCATTGATCTTCCCTCTATCATATAACATAGCAATGTTATCTATCAGTACTTTTGATTTACCAGTACCCATTTCCATAAAATAGGCAAAGTACGGCTTTTCCCAAGAAAGCTCTAACGCTTTTAATTGATGCGCGTATGGCTTAGTCTTAAACTTATAATCCATAATATTTTTTTCTTTCTGTATTGACTTTAATATAAACATCTTTATATTGTTTGTCAATGTCAGAAAGTATAAA